GGGGCGCTCGACCGCGGCCTCGAGCTGCTCCTGAAGGGCATCGGCGGCGGGGTGCGCGAGGACGCGCTGCGCCAGGTGAAGGCCGAGGAGATCTGGATCGCGGTCGCCGACGGGAACACCTGCGGCGACTGCATGGATCGGCACGCCGAGGTGCACCCCCACGCCGAGTGGCTGCGCCTGGGGCCGCCGCGGTCGGCCGCGCTGCAGTGCGGGAAGCGGTGCCGGTGCGAACTCCTGCCGTACCGGGGCGACAAGAACGCGCCGGACCCCTACGTGCAGCTCGCCGCCTACGTCTGAGTCGCCATGCCCAAGGTCACGTCCTACGGGTGGAGCAAGGTCGAGGGCCGGCTGCTGAAGCGGCTGAACGGCCTGGGCGCGCCGGCCATGACCCGGGCGCTGAACCGGGTCGGCCAGGACGTGGTGGGCCGGTACAAGCAGAGCATCTCCGCGGGGCGCTCGCCGGCCCACAAGTTCCCGAAGCTCTCGCCGAGGTACGCGAAGCGGAAGCTGAAGCTCTACGGCATCCAGCCGATCCTGGTGGCGACCGGATCGATGCGGGACTCGCTCGGCTACAAGGTCTCGTCCCCCGGGCCGAACCGGTACGTCCTGGAGTGCGGCGCGGGCGGCATCGACGCGAAGGGCGTCTCGAACGGCCGCAAGGCCGAGTGGCACATCGACGGGACGCCCAAGATGCCGAAGCGCGACTTCGGCCGGCTGAACCGGGCGCTCCTGCGGCGCTCGCTGACCGAGGCGCTGAAGGCCGAGCTCGTCGCCGCGCCAGAGCGGGTCTAGCGCAGTTCGGCCGGGCACCCCAGGCCGGTGAGCAGGCCCGGCCGCCTCGCCGCGTCGGCCTCGGCGTACTGGTCCGCCAGTGCCCTCATGCACACGTCGCCGTGCACGCCCGGCTGCGGGCAGTTCCGGCCGCGGACGACCTGGTAGCAGTCGAGCCAGGCCTTCTGGTCGGGCTTGGGCAGGCCCCCGAGGGCGGTGGCGCAGCCAGTGGAGATCAGGGCGGCCAGGACAAGGAGTCGCATGGCCGGACGGTAGCACGGGCGGGCGACCGGTCGCACGAGCCCTGCCGGCCTGCCCGTGCGGGTGGCATCCCAGAGTCCTGATGCGTGGGCGCGCGGTGGTGGCGCCCCGGAGGGACGGGCGAGATGCCTGATGACGGGAAGCCGGCCGGCGGGACGCCAGCCGAAGGCGAGAACAAGGGCGGCACCGGGACCAACGGTGGCGGCGCGACGCCGACCATCGAGAGCCTCCAGGCGGCGCTCGAAGCCACGAACAAGCGACTCGAGGAGGTCACGACCGAGAGCATCGGCCGGCGGAAGGAGCTCGCCGAGCTGAAGCCGCTCAAGCCGCTGTTCGAGGGGCTGCGTACGGCCCTCGGCGTCGAGGGTGACCCCTCGGCCATCGAGGCCAAGGTGAAGGAGGTCACGGCGCAGTCGCAGACGAAGATGCGCTCGCTCCTCCTCAAGTCCGAGGTCCAGGCTGCCGCCGTCAAGGCCGGCATCCGCGACCCCGGGGACGCGCTGCGAATGCTCGACCTCTCCGGCGTCCAGGTGGACCTGGACAAGGAGTCGGTCGACGCGAAGGCGCTCACCGAGCAGCTCGCGGACCTGAAGCAGAAGAAGCCCTACCTCTTCGCCGACGCGCCTGCGCCGGCCGGAGGGACCCCCAAGCCGCCCGCCGGGACCCAGGACCCGGGCGCGCCACCTGCCGGCCTCAACGGAAGCGTCATCGAGGCATGGCAGGCCGCGTCCGGCAGCGGGAACCGTCAGGCCATGGCCGACCTCTGGGCCAAGCACGGCCAGGAGATCGGCAAGTACATCGACTCCCTGCGAGGCCGGCGCAACTAGCGCCCGCCTCTCGAAAGGCAGCACGTCATGGCGATCACCACCACCAGCAGCTTCACCACCGAGCTCGAGAACGCGCTCGTCCCGTTCCTCCTCCCCAAGCCCGACGACAAGCTCTCGATCTTCCAGAGCGGCATCATCGGCGAGGTGGCGCCCCCGGGCTCCGTCCGCGGCGCGACCACCATCCACGTCAACCAGTTCGGCTGGACCGGCTCGGGCGGCACCTTCACCGAGGCCGCCCGCCGCCTGACCGACGGCACCGACGTGTCCGGCACCCCGGTCGGCATGTCGGCCACGCAGTACACGCTGACCGTGCGCGAGTACGGCGGCCCGCACGACGCCACCAACGTCGCCCCCCTCGGCATCACCGAGCTCATGCTCGACGTGGGGACCCACGACCTGGCGGCCAAGATCGGCCCGCACCTGCTCCGCGACTACATGTACTGGCGCGACCAGGTGGCGCTGACGCTGGCGCTCACCACCACGTCCTACTGGACGGCCGGCACCACCCCGTCGAACACCGACCAGGCCACCGTGGCCGCGGCCGAGAAGGCCTCGTACCTCTGGCTCACCGAGATCCGGGCCAACCTCGCCGCCAACAAGGTGCCCACCTTCGGCAACGGCCGGTACCGCGGCTTCATCCAGCCGCGCCAGACCAAGGAGCTGCTGCAGGACTCCGACGTGAAGCAGGCGATGGCGACCCGTCCCGACGGCGCCCCCATCGTCGGCTACGTCGGCACCCTCGCCGGCATCGACCTGTACGAGGCCACCAACCTCGGCACGACCGGCATCGGCGCCGGCTCCGCGGTCACCGGCTACAACTCGGTCTTCTTCGGCGCGGTCGCCCCGTGCGGCATGTACCAGCACCTGGCGATGACCCCGCGCCTCAACAAGAACGACGACTACGGCCGGAAGTACCTCACGATCTGGAAGGAGCACGCGGCCTACGCGGCGCTCGACGTGAACACCTACGCGATCAAGGGCTTCTCGACCTAGAAGCCACCACCTCCGAGCGCCGAGCCGGGCGGGGCTTCTCCTCCCCCTCCCACCCCCGGCTCGGCCGCTCGGGCCTTAAACGGGAGGAACACCATGGCGAACGAGACGCAGCAGCCGCAGAAGGCGCCGTACGACCCGATGAAGAACAAGCCGGATCGGCGCGACCCGGAGATCGCTCGGCTCTTCGAGCACTACGAGAACGAGTACGTGATGCGCGGCGACAAGATCGCCAAGAAGTTCGACCTCTGCCCGGTCTGCGGGTGGGCGATGTCGATGCAGGGCGACGACCCGAAGCGGCAGCGTCAGGCCTGCTCCTGGGAGCCGCTCCACACGCCGGCCAAGTAGCCCGAGGGGACCGTGACGGACGAGGGCCAGATGCAGAAGCTCGAGGTGGTCCGGGGCATCGCCTCGACCATCTCCTTCTGGCCCCGCGCGGCCGGCGAGCTCCTGGACGTGACCTCGCCCACCGTCATCGTCTACGACCCCTCCGGCGCCGTCCTCGACGCGCCCGTCGCCGCGGTCCAGACCGACAAGCGGGTGACCTTCGAGTGGTCGCCCAGCGCCGCGCTGGCCTGCGCCGAGGACTACCGATACGAGGTTGAGTACCTCATCGGCACCGACTCCTTCGTCGATGTCGTCTACTTCGACCTCGTCCGGGTCTCGCTGAAGTGCCCCATCGACGACAACCACCTCGAGGCCGAGGAACCGGACCTGCAGAAGTGGCTCCAGGCGCGCCAGCTCCCCAGCGCCAAGCGGTGGATCGTCTCGGCCTGGGACGACATCGTCGGACGCATCCGGACCGCCGGCTACCGCCCCAGCCTCATCACCGACCGCCACGCCTTCACCCGGGCCGCGACCGAGCTCTCCCTGGTGAAGGTGCTCACGACCCTCATCCGCCAGCCGAACGACGTGTGGGACCGCAAGCGCGAGCTCCACCAGGAGGCGTACGTCGCAGCCTGGGGCTCGGTCGGGACCATCAAGTTCGAGGACGTGGCCGCGCCCGGCCCGGCCTCGAAGCGGACCATCTCGCAGCCCAGGTGGCGGCGCTGATGGGCACCACCCTCGCCGCCCTCATCTCGACCGCCCAGGAGGCCGTGGGCGCCGTCGCGCGCGAGGACGGCACCCAGTGGACCCTGAAGCAGGGGCCGGAGATGTCCGAGGAGATGAGCGCCGCGGACGCCTCGGGCTCCTTCTCCTTCGAGTTCCCGGACGAACGGCGCACGCTCCGGGCGACCGGCATCGGGGCCACCCAGGTCGTGCAGCGCCGGGTGCACCTCCTGCTCAACGCCGACGGCACGGGCGACCTGGGCGTGCAGATGGCGCAGCTCGACGACGACGCCCGCGCGGTGGCCGACGCGGTCGAGCTCGCGACCTACCCGGCCGGCACCGAGTTGGTGCAGGTCGAGTCCCAGCGGGTCGAGGTGTTCTCGCCCGGCTTCATCCGCGCCCGGCTGGTCGTGCAGATGCAGTTCCAGGCGCAGTACGGGGAGAGCCCGTGACCGAGAAGAAGCAGAAGCCCGAGGAGCCGGTGAAGCCGGCCGCTCCCGCCCAACCGTTCGTCCCTCCGCGCGTCGCTGGCGAGTGGGTCCTCGGGCCGACCGGCCCGGTTCGCAAGGAGTAGCCGATGGCCGAGAAGACCAAGCTCTCATCGACCTGGATCGCCGAAGAGGCGACCTTCGCCGTCGACCCGTCGGCGACCGGCGCCGGGTACGCCTACCTCCACTGCATCGCCGGGCTCCCGAAGGTTGGGAACGAGGTGATCTCGAACGACCTGCAGAACGACCGCCTGGTCAAGTCGAGGCCGGACATCGGCGTCCAGACCGCCTCGTTCGACCCCGCCGTCCACGCCGGCCATCGCCAGCGAGTGCGATCTCCTGCTCAAGCACATCATGGGCACGGTCACCCGCGGGCAGAGCAGCACGGTGACGGCCGGCGGCACGGGCGCGACGGTCAACCTAACCTCCTCGGCCGGCTTCATCATCGGCGCGACGGTCTTCGCGACGGCCGACTCGAAGCTCTACGTGGTGAAGACCATCCCGAACGGGACCTCGGTCACCCTGGAGCCGACCCCGGCCTCGCCCATCACCTCGGGCAACCTCATCGCCGGCAGCTACTACACGCCGGCCGACACCGGCCACAAGTCGCTGGCCTTCGTCCGCCAGATCGGGGCGGTGCTCTACACCTTCCTCGGCTGCAAGCTCACCAACCCCAAGATCGAGGGGCTCGGCGGGCCGCGCGCGGTCCTGAAGTGCACCGTCGAGGCCGACTCCTGGTCGACCTCGGCCAAGGCCTCCCTGCCGGCCGCGAACGACCTGTTCCCGGCGGTCAAGGCGCCCATCATCAAGGGAGCCTGGTTCTGGCTCGACGGCACGGCGACCCTGGTCTCCGGCATCGACGTGGACTTCGGGACCAACGTCACCTGGCAGATGGGCGTGGGCACCGGGGCGGCCAACAACCGGACCGGCGTCGAGCTGGTGGACCGGGCGATCAAGGGCTCGGTCGAGCCCTACTACGCGGCCTCGCTGCTCACCGACATGGCCGCGGCGACCGACAAGCGGATGGGCTTCGCGGTCGGCACGCAGTCCACCGGGTTCGGCTTCTACGTCCCGGTCGGCCACTGGCTCGGCCACGACCTCGGCGACAAGGACGGCCTGCTCTCGGCCAAGATGGCTTGGCAGGCCAGCGACAACGGCTCCTCCTCCGAGTTCGTCCTGACGGTGTTCTGATGCGGGTCCCGACCTACGCGCAGGTCGACCAGGTCGAGGTGGAGGGCGGGAAGTTCGACCTCTCCCCCATCCCCGACGGCGTGTGGCGCCGGCTGGCACTGCGGTCCGCCGCGGCGCACCGGGAGGCCAAGCGCCGCGCCATCCTCGACCTGAAGGCCTCCGGCGAGGAGGTCAGCGAGGAGACCGTGAGCCTGGCCATCTACCTCGACGCGCAGTACCGCGGCGAGATGGAGGGCATCCAGCGGGAGGCCGTGGCGTGGGGCGTGCGCGGGCACCAGGTCGACGGGCTCGAGTTCAAGCCGGCGACCCGGGACTACTTCGGCCGCGGCTACCTCGGCGCCTCCGACGAGACGGTCGCGGACTACTCCGACACCCGGCTCGACGGCGGCGGGACGCTCCTGCACGCGCTCTACCTGGCGGTCAGCGAGAAGAACACGCTCTCGCTGGCGCAAAAAAAAAGCTCAGTGCCGCCTGCGGAGACGACGGCCGGCGGTGGAACTGCGACGACTGCGTAGAAGCACCGCAACTGCAGGAACTCAACGGGTGCGCGAAGCCGCTGGAGGGTGATGTGCTGGTGAAGATCGGAGCCTTCGACTTCAAGGAGTGCCCGGTCCGCTTCCTCGACCCGGAGGACGAGCAGATCGTCGGCCTCGTCCGCGCCGGCATCGACCTCCCGACCACCCAGGACCGGTTGCACCTCCCGGCCCGCTACGTCGAGGGCGTCGCCTTCGTGAAGGGGCTGGTCGATGGCGACTGAGGTCGACACGGTCATCACGCGCTTCGAGACGGAGGCCACGCAGGCCATCGCCGAGACGCAGAAGATGTCCCAGGCGCTGGAGCGCGCCGGCCACGCGGCCGAGAAGCTGCCACCGGCCGCGGTGAAGGCCGACAAGGCCGTCGCCTCCCTCGGCGAGAAGATGACTGCCTTCGCCCGGGCCGAGCGGACCGAGGGCCGGACGGCCGCCTTCTTCGTCTCGCAGCTCGAGGCCATCGCGCCGCGCGGCAGCATGGCGGCGAACGTCCTCGGCGAGCTCACGCAGTCGCTCATCGGCGGCGTCGGTCTCGGGCTCGCCCTGGGCGTGGTCTCGATGGGCCTGAAGGCCATCGTCGGCCACTTCGAGGAGGCCGCGAAGGCCGAGAAGGCGTTCGCCGACGCGACGATCAAGGCGGCCGACGAGGCGCTCTCCAAGGTCCGGCAGCTTCACGACGCGACGACGGGCCGGGCGTTCGGTACCCAGGCCAACTCCCCTGCGGCGGCGCGCGCGCAGATCATGGAGATGGAGAAGCAGCTCCGGGCTGCCGAGGCCGCCTTCGCCAAGAAGGACAACGACGCCAGCAAAAAGGCCGTCGAGGAGCTGCGGAAGAAGATCGGCGAGGCGAGGGTCGAACTGGTCGGGCTTCAGGCCGCGTTCCTAGCCGCCGAGACGAAGGCCTTCAACGAGCAGAAGCAGAAGGAGAAGAAGGACCGCGACGAGAAGACCAAGCGAGAGGCCGAGGATCTGGCGAAGGTGCTCGCGCAGGTCCGCCTGGACATCGAGCGCAACGCCCAGCGGACGCTGGAGGACTTCACCAAGGCCTCGAACAAGGTGGCCGCGGACGACCTCCGGGCAAGGATGTCGCAGGCGGCTCGGGAACTGGAGACGATGTTCCAGGACTCGATGGGGTTCTCCGAGCCCGGCGCCGTCAACCTCCCGAAGTACACCGAGGCCGAGGTCGCGCAGGCGCGGTACGAGCTCGCGGTCCTCGCCAGCAACAAGCGGATCCAGAAGTCCTTCGAGGACATGGGCGACTCGGCCCTGCGCGGGTTCGCCGGGGACGTGGCCGGGGCGTTCGGCCAGGCCATCCGCGGGAGCGCCGCCTACGAGCGCGCCATGCGGGCCAGCGGCAAGGCCTCGGAGGCCTCTGCCGACCTCTCCGCGGCGGCCTTCGCCGCCTTCACCCAGAACGCCATCGCCTCGGTGGCCGAACGGGCCGCGGCCGAGGCCATCTACGAGGGCGCCATGGGGCTCGCGGCCCTGGCGCGCTCCTTCTGGGACCCGACCGCCGGGGCCGAGGCGGGCATGCACTTCGCCGCGGCGGGCCAGTTCGCGGCCGTGGCGGCCATCGCCGGGGGCGCTGCGTCGGCTATCGGGAACACCCGCGGCATGACCCGGGCCGAGCGCCAGAGCGTCGATGCCGCGAACGCTGGGGGGTCTTCCTCGACCACTGGCGCGGCCGGCGGGGGCGGGGCAGGGACGACCACCCAGGCCGGGACCACCCACACGCGGGAGGTGATCGTGGTCATCGGCGACCCCTTCGAGACGCCGGCCGAGACCGCGCGCCGGGCCGCGCGCCGGCTCGGCCTGGCCGCGGAGCTCAACATGGTGCCGGCGAGGAGCGCGTAGGTGGCCGCCCTTCCCAAGGCCTTCTGGCCGCTCACCATCACGGCCGGCGTGAACGACCGGATCGACTTCAAGATCGGCGCGTCGGCGCTCAACGCCGTGGTCCCGGCCGGCATCTACTACACGGTCCTCGACCTGCTCAACGCGCTCTACACCGCGATGCAGGCGGCCACGACCGCGGGGGGCTTCCCGACGCACGCGAACTGGACCTACGGGGTCCTGGCGACCGGGCGGGTGCGGATCGGCAACTCCTCCGGCCTCGCCGTCACCTACACCCTCGCCTTTTCGACGGGAGCCGGCGCCGCGGTGAGCCTGCGCAACGTGCTGGGGTACGGCGCGGTCGACGCGGCCTTCACCTCGCCCGGTGTGGCCTACGTTGACTCGACCAACCAGCACCAGAACGGGTGGTACGGCGACCGGTCCATCGGCTTCGACGGGAAGGCCTGGTTCAAGCGGACCTCGGCGCAGGGGGTGGCCCTCGCTGGGACGGTGAAGAGCCTCACCTTCGGCGAGCAGGAGCTGCGCACCATCGCCTTCACCAACCTGCCGGCGGCGAAGACCAAGGTGGAGCGGGAGGGGTCGAGCCTGAACGAGGCGCTCGAGCGACTCTGGCGCGACGGCTTCGCCCGGTTCCGCTGGTGGCCCGACGCGACGGTCGATGGCACGTACGTCGACTACTGCCTCGACGGCGAGGCGCTGAAGGAGTTCAACCCGCAGCGCCTTCAGTCGAAGGAGCTCTACTCGCTCCGGTGGGACCTGCGGAGGTTCGTCTAGGTGCCCGTCGTCCCGACCGCCTTCACGACGGCGCTCGCCCAGGCGGCGATCCGGCCCGACCTCTGGCTCGAGGTCGAGGGGCTGCCGTGGGCGTTCGGGCACGTCACCAGGGACGCGACGTTCTTCTCGGCCAGGACGGCCACCGAGTCGAAGCGGCTCGGCGTCCTGGCGCTCATGGAGGGCGTGCCGGCCGGGGTCGAGCAGGAGGCCCGGCCCATCGACGGAGACGGCTCGGTCGGGCGCCTGACGCTCCGGCTGGTGGACGACTCGGCGGGGCACGTCCTCGACCTGGTCGCCGGGGCGGCCCGGACCGACTACGTCCTGACGCTCTCGGCAGACATGGCGGCTGGCACCGCGGACATCGCCTCGCTGGTGGTGACCGGAACGCCCGACGCCACGGCCTACCCGGTGGGCGGCGGGACGTTCTACATCGGCCGCGAGACCTTCACCTACGCCTCGCGCTCTGGCTCCACCTTCTCGACGGTGAAGCGCGCGCGCTACCGCATCGAGGGGCAGGGCGACACCTGGTCGCACACGGCCGGGGACTGGATCACCCCCTACGCCCGCTTCGTCAAGACGCGCCGCGCCGCGCTCTACATGACGCTCGACGGGGCCGACGCAAACAAGGTCACGCGCCTGCTCGGCACGGTGGCCGGGCTCAAGTCGGAGCGCGGGCTGACCTCCTTCTCGCTCGAGATGGACTCCGGGCTCTCCCTCTTCCGTCCGCGAGTCCACCTCGGCCAGATCCGCGGGAAGCTCGCGGTCGGCGTGAAGGCCGGCGACGGGTCGTACGGCGGCTCGGTGGACGCGGCGGTGGACGAGGGCGACCCCTCGACGGCGGCCGGCATCCAGTTGGCCCTGACCCCCTCGGCGGTGACCGGGCGAGCCTGGACGGTCGGCCAGCGGGTGGTGGTCCGCATCGGCGACGAGTACTTCGCGGGCGAGCTCGCGGCCAGCGACACCATCAGCGTGGTGGCCGCGGACGGTGGGGGGCGAGGCTGCTTCAACTCGCCCACGACCGAGCATTCTCCGGGCGACGAGGTCGTCGAGGTGCTGGTGCTGGGCGAGCGGGCGACGACCTCGCTCCCGGAGATGCAGGCGCCGTACACGACGAGCGGGAACCCCCTGCACCTCTGGCTCGCGGTCCTGCTCTCGAAGCTCGGCGACGGGTCCAACGGCACCTGGGACGTGATGCCCTTCGGTGGGGTCGGGGTCGATGCGGCCTTCGTGGACGTGGCCGGCGTGGAGGCCATGGCCGCGCAGTGGCTGCCGGCCATGCGGCACCTCGAGGTCGTTGAGGAACCGGTCGAGTTCTCGACCTGGTCGGCGAGCCTGCTTCGCACGGTGGCCTGCTACCCGGTCCAGCGGCTCGACGGGAAGCTCACCGTCAAGCGGATGACGGCGCCGGTCTCCGGCACCTACCGCACGCTCTCGGTGACCAACATCGCCTCGGTGCCGGACTGGGATGCCAACCTCGGGCGGGTGGTCGGCCGCCTGGTGGTGCGCGCGGACTACGACCCGAACAACTCGAGCTCGGAGCGCGGGCCGTACCGGACCACCTACAAGGGCGAGATGGTCGGCCCGGGGAACGAGGCGCAGGAGCACTATGCGAACGCCTTCGCCGAGGAGGTCGTCGAGTGCCCCGGCCAGTGGAGCGGACTGGCGTCGTCGCCGTCGACCTTCGGCGGCGGGCAGGTCACCAGCGCCGACGAGGTCTTCGCCCGGCTCTTCGACATCTACCGTGCGCGCTTCGCCCGCCCCTGGCCGAAGCTCGCCGTCGAGGCGCTCTACGACACGCTCGACATCGAGGAAGGCGACCTGGTCGCGGTCTCGCTCGACCACCTCCCGAACGTCGTCACCGGGGCGCGGGGGCTCACCAGCCAGGTCTGCGAGGTGCTGCGGAAAGCCCCGGACGAGGCGCGGGGCGTGGTGCAGTTCACGGTGCACCAGACGGGAGACCGGAGCCTGGCGCGCCGGTACGCCCCGGCCGGCGTGGTCGCGTCGGTGGCCGGCTCGACCATCACGATCCAGGCGACGGCGTTCTCGGCGGCCGGCGGGCACGACGCGGCCGGGTTCGTCGTGGGCGAAGTGGTCGAGGTCTGGACCTCCGACCTCAAGTCCTCGCGTGGGACCTGGACCGTCCAGAGCCTCGGCACCGACTCGCTGGTGATGACAGCCGGCGTTACCGGGGCCGGCATCACCGCGGGCGACCTGGTCACGCCGGCCGCGTTCACCTCGCAGTCGGTCGCGGTGCAGCGCGCGCACGCCTTCATCGCCAACGCCGCCGGGGCCTTCTCCGACTCCTCCGCGGCCCACGTCTTCCAGAGCTGAGACCCCATGCCCGGCCCTCTCCCCACCTCGCGCCCGGTCTTCCTCGACGAGGAGCTGCGGAACGGCAACTTCGCCACGCCGACGCTGCTCAGGAAGATGATCGACTGGTGCCGGTTCACCTACGCGCGCGACCTGCCCTACTCGCCATGCGACCCGCTGGGCCGGCGCCTGCTCGAGGAGGAGGTCCCGAACCACACCGACCGGCAGTCGGCCGCGGCGGCCTGGTTCGTGCCCTTCGGCAGCTTCTACGTGCCGGACCCGCTCTCTCCATCTCGCCGGCTCAGGGTCCAGATCTACGCCACGGGCACGGTGACGGCAGGCGACCCGATGGAGATCCTGCTCACCTCCAACCGCGGGCTCACCTCGACGCTCACGCTGGAGTCGGCCGGGGCCTGGGTCGAGTTCACCGTGCCGGCCGCGCCGGACTCGGTCGTCACGATCCAGGCGCGCTCGCCGGGCACGGGCGCCGACAAGCACCTGGCGGGCATCTGCGCCCACTGGGAGGAGCCGAGCTCGCTGGTGGTCGGGATGTCCACCTCCACCGCCGGGATCCCGCTGCCCTCGGAGAACTACCCGGCGCAGAACCGCCCGGCCACGGTGGCCCTCGCGCGGTCGCTGGCCCGGTGGATGAACCGGATCACGTGCCGGACGGTCCGCCAGGTCGTGGCGAAGTGGCACGGTGACAACTACCGCACCGTGGTCTCCCCGGCCTCCTGGGTGGCGCGTCGCTACAAGGTCTGGGTCTCGGACTACGCGGACGCGCTGACCTTCTCCTGGAAGGCCTACGACACCGGCACGACCGCGACGATCAAGGTCGAGGTGACGGGCGGCGCCTCCACCACGGTCGCGGCATCGGCTGGCGCGGCCTCCCTGTCGGTGACCGCGGGCGCCGGCCGGCTCGAGGAGACCGTCGTCACCATCAGCACCACCACCGCCGGCGACGTGTTCCTCCCCGTCTTCGAGGCCTTCGAGGGCGGGATGACCGCATCGGCGCGGCCGCTCCCCGGGGGCGAGTCGACGCCGGGCTCCATGCCGGTGCTCGCGCGCGACAGCATCCGCGCGGAGTCCAGCATCCTGGCGACGGGCGAGACCGGGTGGCGGGACGTGCTGCAGGCCCAGCGGCTCGTCATCACCCAGGTCAGCCGGGTCCTGGTGAAGGACAACGACATGGTGCTCAACCGGAGCACCGGCTACTGGGACAATGCGGTCTACGGGCACCTGGCTCCAGCAGGAGTGCAGCAGCGGTTCTCTGTGGGTCTCGCGGACCCCCGCAAAGCAAGAATCAGGGCCGCCGTGCATGGCAGAAGTACCGACTCGGCGATGCCGTTCGCAGCGAGGCTCGACCGATACACCGGGCCTTTTGGTTTCTGGTTTTCCACCCCAATCTTTGGATCGGCACCGAAGGCTCCCGCCGATGCTGCTGCCGGATTCTCAGCCGCGGTGGGGTCGAGGGTCGGGGACTGGCCAGAGTGGACGGTGCAGGAAGTATTCCCGTTCCCGGCTGGGTTCGGGCTGAGCCGAGTCGAGCTGGCAGTCGATGCCTCGGGAGGTCTCTACGAGGCCGAGTGGACGGCCGCGAGCGTAGAGCAGTTCATCCCCGAAGCGGACGTGCCGTGAGCTACTCGACCGCGCACCACGCGAAGCCGTCGGTGCGGAAGCGCGCCGAGCGGCCGTCGCTCCACCACTGGCAGACCATGCCGCGCGTCCCGGGGGCTTCGTCGAAGGTCACGACCAGGTCAGCGCCTGCGCAGGCGTCGTCCTGCATCCGCCGGCACTCCGGGTCCGCCCCGCATCCGGTCAGCACCATCACCGCGGCGACGAAGGCAAGCCTCATGGGCGAGGACGCTACCTCACTCAGAGCGGAAGGTGAACCATGACCGGACTCCTCATCGCCCTCTTGCTGTCCCAGGTGCGCGGGACGCCGCCAGCCCAGACCCAGCGCCCCGGCATCATCGTGCAGGAGGCCGGGACCACCAAGGGCCGCGCCACGGTGGT